ATTCTAAGTAGCCATTTAAAATAAAAAAAGCTACCATTACTGATAGCTTTTTGAAAAAATATGCAAAATGATTACAAAAATTATAGAATTGTTTCTTCAAAGTAGTCACAACGGAAAACAAAACCCCCGATGCGGTAAATGTCATTATTGCTGTAGTCAGTTTCAATTTTGGGTAGCGGTGAAGTAGGAAAACAAATTGGATATTTAACTTGGCGGAAAATATCACCGTTTTTGTTAAAGAAGTTGATAATCATTGGACCACCAACATAGTCACGCTTTAGACCCATACGACCTGTCAATGGATCGTAAATTAAATCAGTCCACTGACGAAGTGCTTTATAGACATACATTGAGTTAGCATCATCCAAGTTAACCTCGAAGTCAATTGCAACATCGTTTGTTGTCTCATCAACCATACCACCGGCAAAAGAACGCTTTGCTGATTTGTATTTTTGCTCGATAACACCCGGTTGTTTATTGGTTTCGATACCATCGACCTTTAAAACTTGCTCCATAACTAATGTCCATGCTGAAACAGAAGGTGGAGGTGTTAACTGAATCTCAAATTGAGCATTATATATAGGCTCGTAGCGGTTCATCGCCGCCTTGGAATTTCTATAGTGTGGTAAACCTGCCATAATTTATTTTTATTTTTTTAGTATATATCAATTTAAACAGCGGCAAAACCGCCTGAAGCGATTGCGCCGGTTTTGAGAACTGTAATACGGTTGATAAATTTTTGTAAACCTCTTGCTGGTTCGACTCCAATATCAAGAATACCAAAGTTTTGGTCAATGATTTCAGCAGTGTTATTAGTCTCATCCATAATTACAGAATAAGCATAGATACCTTGACCGTTTCGAACACCATCCAAGTAAGTTTCAACAATTGTTCGGATTTGAAGACGAGTTGAAGCATCGTTAAATTCAAACAAGTAGTTTTGAAGAATATCAATTACAGCATCTTCAATTGTTATCAACAAGTCGCGGACGTGTAGATTATTGAATGCAGAAATTGTTCTTTGATAACCAGTTTGGTTTGCATAAATCATTGGTCCAACATTTTTAACAACAGTGATTGGATTCAATCCAATTGGCTCCAAAAATTCACGGTCACGCAATAAGAAGTCGTATTCTAGACCATTATATTTTGCATCCGATATAACACCTCGTCTTGGACCCGCCACGATTGCATACGGTTCTCCGTTGATAAATTTACGGACAAAGTTGTTTGAAACGTGAGCAGCTGGTGGAATACTTTTATTCTTACCGTCTTCACGAAGAATGATGTTTGGCGTAAATACACCAATAAATTTAGCACCATTTTCTTCATCGGGTAAACTCCAAGTATAAGAAGGTCCTAATGAAAGATTTCCACCCGTTGAGATATATTCGGTATTCAATACAGGTTTTGGATTTCCAGTTGCAGCATCCGGCAATTCAGTAAAACGTGGGTCAGTACTTGCTTGGAATTCAGCCATTGAAGGCGCATTCAAGATTGCCATACATTGCATTCTATTTTTTGCAAGACGACTCAAGTATTGTTTAGGACCCATACCAGGTTCCAATCCACCATTGAACGTGTCAATAACATAACGGTATTGAATAATATCCTTTGATTGTAAAGTTACACCAACATTTGTGGTTTCAATTACACTCAAGATTTTCTCCAACTGCGCAGGTGTGCCTGGCATATGGAATTCAGTCATCTTGAATCCTGAAAGAGATGTAAATTGGAAACGGTCAACAAATTTCTGAATTGGCGTAAATTTAGTAATATAGTCAATTCCGCTTAAAGAAGTAATTCCTGGGATTTGAATTGCTGTATATTCAAAATAAGGAACACCTGTTGCGGGATCGAACTTTTTCACTTTAGCAGTAATTCTCGTTAATTTTGGATTATTGGCATCGTTGTTTACAACAAAGTCACCAACTTCCAATAATGCAGCATTTGTTGAATTTAATTTGAATTTTTTACCACCTGCAAATAAACCAGGACTTTCGATAGAAATATTTGAACTAATGTTCTTTGCTGTAGAAGAATAAACTGCAAATACAGTTTCACCAACAGCGCCAGTTTGTTGAGTAGAATCAATGTATGTATTATCCAAAGAAGCATAAGTTGCGTTGGCACGAGTTAACAATTGTGTATCTGAATATTGGCGAACTCGAGCACCATTTAATCCATATGCCACTTTAGAGTATTGATTGCCGGCTTTACCCCATTGTAAATCAACATTTAAGTAATTAAATTGTGAACCACCTGTGCCATATTTAACACGGTCACCATCAACTACGATACTTCCTTTAATATTTGTACTCAATTTTGCACCAGGATATGCTTCAACATAAGCAAGTTTTGTAATATCAGAATTTTCAAGATTAAATCCTGCTAAAATACCTGCTGTGTTATCTAAAACTTCACCTCTGAAAATTGTTCCGCCTGGTAATTCTACTCTAACTAACCCACCCAATGATAAACCGTTGAGCGGATTGTTATCCGCAGCGTCTACGATTCTCACCTTTCTAAAATCAGCAATATTGCTAGAATCTAAAACAAAGGCAGCACCTGTACCATCTTGGATATGGTGCACACCAGCAATAAGTACTGCTGGAACAACCGACTCGTCATAAAGAACTACCGTGTTTTCAGACGATTTTACTACTGTTTGGCCGAGACCGTCAACGCTGTTGATTTGTGCACTTGGATTTAAAATATATCCAAAAGTATTACTAATCGCACCACCAGCAGTTTGCAAGTCTGGAACCAGATATGGTGCTGCGGGTGCAGTTGGTGTAAATAATGTAACCTTGATAGACCCAGGCTGAACATATGCTAAAAATTCGTCGGCCGGGAATCCACTAACACACCATTTTTCAAAGAAAAATACAGGGTCTGCTGTAGGTGCTGTTACGGTAATTGTTGTTGTTGCCGTAATTACAGCACTTGAAATTTGGAAATATTTACTGTACCCAGCAGCTTCAATTAGTATAATATCACCATTTGCTGGTGTTAAGTTGTTAAAATTAACAACCTCGATAGTATTTGCTAATGTTGGAACTAATGCAGCAACAGTTTCTTCAATGTAATTTGATTCTGGTGCAGAAAAACCGTTTTCGTAATTTGTATCTGTGTGGTTAGGAGAAGAAAGTTGTAAAAGTATCTCAGAACCAGTATCAATTACGTTTTCGACTTTAACAAAATCAAATGGTGTTGCTGAACCGTTAATGCCGCTATTGGCAGCTAACGCACCGTACGTTACAACTAAAGAATTTCTGTTAAATCCATTTAACAAAGCTTCCCATTGTGCAGGTGTAAATGTTACATCACTTGGGATTGGTTTTGGAATTGCTAAAACGTTACAGAATTTTCCACTAACACCACTGTATGCAACAGACTTTATATAAGGTGCAACAGAACCACTTGCCGGGTCATAAGTTTTTTGAACTAAATCTTGATTTAAGAAATCTGAATCCTGTCCAGTATGCGATAATACGTTTTTAATTGGTGTATTATAAGAAAGAAAATCAATTGTATCATCAGTTGTATTGATAAGAGTATTTCCTACCATATCTACTTTATATACGCTGTTTTCATAATCGCTCAAAGCATCTTCGTTGATGTTTAAGAAAAATCCAGTAACAGCAGAATTGGCATTTACGATTGTATCAATAGATTGGTTTGAACCGTTATTATCAATAAAGTTAGGAATAATACAACCAGTGAAAGAACCTAAAAGCGTAATACCGTCCAAAGAAACAAATTGATCTAAACGGTCTGCTTTAATACCACGCAAGTCAAAATACTTGCTGTAAGTTGGGTCTTGTGAAAGAAGAGGTAGATTTGTCCAATCACCTTTTACAAGATATAAGTCAACAAAATAGTCAGACAGGTAGTCTTGCGGGTTTACATAAGGCGGGATTTCATCTGCGCCATAGTATTCCTCGGCCGTAATGTTGTACTGTGTTACAACACTCGATTTACGGACAATAAAGCTTGCAACTTGTTGTCCTAAATTTACAACATTGAACAAGCGACCACGGTTTGTTGGTTTGCTATCTACAGTTGCTTGCAGATAATCAGTATCCGGGAACCAAAATCTTTCTTTGTTATAAAAAGAAGAATATAAAGCACGGGTCACATCTCCGTTTTCTTCATCTGCAGCTAAAGCAATTGAGCGATAATCAACCGCATCTCCACCTTCATTTACAGGTACGTTATTTAATGGTAATAGATTCAATGCAAATATTGGACCTGCTGTTAAACAAGTCTCAATTGAGCGATGAAAGAAAGAACCACGAGCCTCTAATACTGAGTCGATTCGTCCAAAGATTCGGCGAGCTGTTGCGGTATCTCTTAAAAATACTGGCGCATTGAATGGTCCGATACGAGAAAAACCAACAACCAAACGAATTGTTTGAGTTGAAATAACTAGTCTCTCTGAAGCATCAAATTCAATGGTGTAGACACCTGAAGCTTTGAACCTGTTAAGATCCAATGTAATTTTTGCCATTCGTTTTAATATTTATTTTAGTCTTTATAGTATTTCTATGTTTTATATATTCAGAACAAAAACACAAAAAACTGAAATTTACATATCCTTAATTATTCGATAAATGCTCATTAGGTCATCAGTATTCTGAACGTCTTCATTTACTTTTCGCATAATCACATTTTTAATTGTAGGTTCGACTGTATCATATATATTCTCTACCATTTCGTAAAAATCAGTAGATGAGAAAAAAGGAACTAAATCCACACAAGTCATTGCAATATCATCGTGACCGGTTTGTGATTCATAGCGACCTTGGGAATTTAGTCCAAATGCCGTTAGTTCGTCAACAGTTTTCTTTTCAGTAATAATAATTCTTTTTTGTTGAATTAAACTTCTTAGTTCTCTGGAATAAGATTCTTTATTATCCTTTTGTAGTTTAACACCTATCTTCATTGTGTCATTTGCAATACTGTGCTTTGTATGTAAAAATAACTCCGGATAGTAGTTTCTATTTTTTGACAGCTTTTCAACAATTATGTTACCTTTAAAGTTAATCTCCAAAACTACCGAACAATTCTCATGGTGAAATATGCTGTAAACTAATATCTCTAATACTTTAGCAACTTCATCAACCGAAGTACTGTTTGACTGAAATATACCAACCTGTCGAAGTCGGAAGAAACTGGATTCATCATTCCAATCCCTGGTTCCACGAATACCAACAAGAGATTGTGGCTCCATTTTAAAAATATTGATAACTGAATAGTCGCGGCCAACACCATCACCTAAATCTAAAACAAAAACAATTTGGTCATTGACTGCATCTCTTCTCGTTGGGTCATAATCTGGGTGCCATTTTAAATGTGTACCTAAATCTGGAAAATCTAAAAAGTCATCAATCTCGACCCACTTGTATGGCTTGCAAATTTTATTCAGAAGTTGCAATGTTTGACTTGAAAGCAATAACCTTGAAGAAGCTAAGAATTGATTTCCATATTCTTGGTTAAAAAGTTCTTCATTTCCTAAGTTAGCAATTTCTCTTTTTTTCCATTCTTCGTCTCTGCCAGGAACTTCCCACCAATCGACCCTAATAGCATTAAATGCGTTTGACTTAGTTAAAGCACCTTGGTAGATATTATAGAAAAGATTCATCCCATGGGGCGTGGACGAAATAATCATCCTAGATATCGTTGACGAAGAAAGTGTTGGATAAATTGAACGATAAAAAGGTTCCAAAAAGTTAGGATGGATGTGAGCAAACTCATCCGCATACAACAAGTGGATAGTAAAACCAATCGCTGCTGTTTTTGTTGTTGCCTGAGAATAAAGACGATTACCATTATCGAATTTCATAGTAGTTACAGCATTTGTAACGATACCTGGCTTCATAAAGAATGGCAAATTCTTTAACACGATTTTGATTTTATCTACAATCTCAGTAGTTGTTGCTAATTTATTTGCAACAACCATAGCATTTCTATCAAAGTGGAAACAAATATACCAAGCAATAAATATACTACTTGTTACAGTATTATGTGAAAGAATGCCATTTGTATAAAAGCGATGGTTTGGATGGTTGACTGTCAAATCAAACATCGAATAATTGTTACTACTTTTTATTATTTTAATTACTCGCTCAGCGCCATCTTGTGTATAGATATAATCACCTATTTCCAAATTGTCAATAAAAATTTGTTGTAATTTATCAGTAAAAATAATATGTTGGTCAGCAGCATATATTTTTTTACCAGTATCTGTTTCAATCGTCCATTCTGTAAATGGCTGAGTTATATGGATATCACTAACGCCAACCCAACCCGTGTCCGACATTACTTGTATGTCTGTATTTATACCAACCGTATTGATAATTTTTTTAGATGAGTCGAATTGGTTTAATTGCAAATGGCGATACTCAAACCGTTCAATTAATTGAATAGTTTTTATAATCGCTATTTTAAGTATCTTTTTTATCA